GTTGGGGGAGTAGGGTTTTAAAGCGTTTTCCTTCGCTCGCAGCATCTCACTCCCGCATCTGCTGCATGGGCCGTCCTTCGCGGCCTTTCCCGCCCGAGGGGCCCCTTAGGGGGGCGAGTCCTTTTGTTTATGGGTTTTGTTGTTTTCTTAGATCATTTCTAGTAGTAGGGGAGCTGACTTCTTTAGGGCTTGACTCGCCATGGCTAGCCCTTCCTTCTTCAGGAAAGGGACAACCTTACTGGATTGGTCTGCGATGAACTTGCGAGCGTGAGCCCAGACGTTCCCCACAAAAGACTTGTGGTGCCTGTTCTTACCGCGATCTTCTGGCGTCGAGGCGGCAAACTTCCTGCCCAAATCTGAGGCAAAGGAGGTGGCCGCGTCAAGCGCACTGGACACGGAGAACGCACCAACTGGGTCGTAGTGGGAGATCGTCCGGCCTCTCACTGGGGAACCGATGAACTCAAAGTTCGCCCAGCACTCCCAATCGACGGTCATGTCGGCCTGACCTTCGAGGAAGATAACCATGCAAGGGTTGTTGGCCACGGTTCCACCAACGTGGGCGCTGATGTTGCCAGTGTCGTACGCGTATTCCAGTTCGGAGGGGTTCTTGGGGCCTGAGTAGACAACGCTGATCCACTCGTCGTCGCCAGGGGGGCGAGTGCGAGTGCAGTTGTCATACGACAGCAGGACGGAGAGGGAGTCTCCGACCAGGGATTGGTGATCTGGGTGTTCCATGATGCAGTATGACCCACCACGGTTCAGCTCTGTCCCGCGGTATTTCACACGGATTCCGGCTGACACCAGGCGGTACTGCGCTTGGTCGGCAGCAAACGAGGCGGACGCGTAGTCTGAGTTGGACGCAACGCCAAGCAGCCCGGTCGTCGGCGTGGCCGAGAGGACCGAACCTGTCCAGGCGCTGGTCGTGTACCAAACCGAGTTCGCATCATTCGCTGCCATGACACCCGGTGCGAGCAGCACGTATCCCAATGCGGACGAGCTCCCCACACCTGCAGTGCCACGAGAGAAACATTTCATCTTTCGGCTCGGCAGGGGGAAGCCCATCGGCAAGCACGGCGCAGCTGGACCCCAGGGAGCCATCAGGCTGTTCCCGTAATCCTTCGCGCAGTTGCTCACCTGCACTGTCTGGCTCACGTCGAGTGGCGCTGTCGCCACCCTGTGTGAAAGTGCCTTGACCTCCTTCTTGTTGGCGGGTTTGTTGCCCTTGGACATATCTCCTTACTCCTAGAATTTTGTGCGTCTTAACGCTAACAGTTTGCGGCGCCCTCCTCGCCGCGTTTGGAGAGGTGGGTGACTAGAATGCGAACTCCAGCCTGAATGACGTTGGGTGATCGGCTAAACGACACGGTGAGGCCATCTAGCTTTTCTTGGCTCGGGGCACAGGCGAATTTGAACAGGCTCCGACTCCCTGAGGCCGCCGTATTAATAGGATAGGCCGAAGAGAAGTCCATGCCGCAAAACTCTTGGTTCCAAAGCTTTACTTTCACCGCAAACATTTCCAGTGCGATCTCCGCGTACTTCTTTCGAGCGGTCTCTTCAGCGGCGGGGCCACGGCCGAGCGTAGGTAGAATCTCCACGCAGTCGTCGCCCATCACTCGCAGTCCGTGCTCGAAAGGGAATTTCTTCATTCGCTTGAACAGGGCTTGGCTGCCCCAGCCCGGCATTTCCGCCCTTACGGCCCACGAGATGATCCACCTCAGGTAGCAGTTTCGTCGAGACGTTTCAAACCTGCCGGTGGCGTGGGTGCCAAAGGTGGTCCACGATTCAGGGCAGAATTGTCCATCGCTGTAGACTAAAACTCTGTTTTCCATGAGGTACTCGTGCACCTCCACTAGATGGGCGTGGAGGGGGAGGAGCTGGTAGATTCCGCGTATGAGCGATGTGTACGCATGGCCCCAGCCGGCGGGCTGGTGCCAATCGAAAGCCGTCATGTCACTTCCTTGAGCTCCATGGTCAAACAAGTCTTTGAGGAGGGCGAGGTCCTTGTCGTCGGTCAATGATTGTCCGATACACAGGGGCGTCTCCCGCCAGTGAGCTTGCTCAAACTGGTGCTGAGAGTCGTAAATGTGGCGTTCGAGGAGTTGAGTGCAAATCGAGGAGGCCTGGATAATGCGATA